GAAGGCACGGTATAAAATTGGGTTGACTGGAACCATGCAGAGAAAGGATGGAAGACATGTAGTCTTTCGTGATTACTTTTCATCTACAGTATTCAAGCCACCCAAAGAGAACTATCTTACTCCCCGAGTTGACATAATTCACTCGGGTATTCGCTTTATGGATGGCAATGTTGATTGGGCAAATCGAATTAACGCACTTGCGTATGATTGGGAGTACCAAAATACAATGGCGATGCTTGCGGCGAGTTATGCGGCAAAAGGGCACAAGGTGTTACTTGTTAGCGATAGAGTAGATTTTCTAAAAAGTTGTGCAAGACTTGTAGGAGATAACGCAATCTGCGTAACAGGAGATGTTCCGCATGAAGAAAGAGGCAAATTAATACAAGGTATCTTTACTGACAAAGATATACTGTTTGGAACACAAAGTATATTTTCAGAAGGAATTAGTGTAGATTGCCTTAGTTGTCTTGTTTTGGGCACACCCGTAAATAATGAACCCTTACTTACACAGTTGATAGGTAGGGTAATTAGAATGTATGATAATAAACTGCAACCAGTGATAGTAGATATCAATTTGCAAGGTCGTACAGCTAGAAAGCAGGCATCTGCGAGAAGGGGATACTACATGCGACAAGGCTATGAAGTATCAGAAGTATAGGAATGAAAAATAGTACTTGACACGAGGTCAAGAATTTGTTATAATATGTTATTCTATAATTGGGAAAAAGTAAAAAGAGAGAGCAATGGGAGCGTTAAAGATATTTTGACAATCCTTCATATACTTACTTATAAACTTCCACCAGTGAATAGACATGATAGAATATACAAGTTTTGGACTAAAAGTTTTCATGGGGATTCATTCCTTGTGAACCCAGAGGCGTTATTCATTCAGCGTAGGAGATATTCAGATAGTGAGATTGCACAGTATGCAGGTATCGCATCATTGCGTAATTATTTTGAATATCAAAAAACAAAAGATACCAGATTAGACCTCCTCCACTTTACAGGGGAAGAGGACAGTATTAAAAACAACAGATTACTACAGATTGAGGGCGATTACATACGCTTTAAATTTGAAGAAATCACTTTAAAGGAACTAAAATGGCAATAAAATTTAACCAAGCAAAGGGCGAAGCCCAAAAAAATAAAATCGACAGCTATCAGTATGTCGAAGGCGACAACATGGTAAGAATGGTAGGGGATATGCTCCCTCGCTATGTTTACTGGTTGAAAGGAGAAAACGGTAAGAATTTACCATTCGAGTGTCTCTCATTCGATAGAGATGCCGAGGCATTTACTAACCAAGAAAAAGACTGGGTAAGAGAATATCACCCAGAATTAAAATGTGGTTGGGCATATGCAATTCAATGTATTCATGACGGAAAAGTCAAAGTACTCAATCTAAAGAAAAAATTACTAGAGCAGATAATGGTTGCAGCAGAAGATCTTGGCGATCCAACTGACCCTGAAACTGGCTGGGATGTATTCTTTAAAAGAGTTAAAACTGGACCGATGGCTTACAATGTTGAGTATCAATTACAGGCTCTAAAGTGCAAACCAAGAGCATTAAATGAGACAGAAATGGAACTTATTTCTGAACTTAAATCAATGGATGAAGTACTTACTCGACCAACTCCTGACGCACAAAAAGAACTCTTAGATAGATTAAGAGAAGGGGCATCAAACGAGCCTGACGAAACCGTTACAGACGAGTTTGATATCAAGTAGGAGCAACTTATGTTAACAGTAGGAGATAAATTTCCAGACTTACATATGAAAGGTGTAAATGAAACAAATGATTTCATTGACGTAGATGTATTATTAGCTGAATGGTCAGTAGTATACTTCTACCCAAAAGATTTTACTTTCATTTGCCCAACCGAAATAGCAGGGATGGACGAGCTAAACCATGAAGCTGATGTTATTGGAGTAAGTGGAGATAATGAGTTTTGTAAACTTGCATGGAAAAAAGACAATGCTCTTATCAGAGAGATTAGACATATTCTTGCGGCAGACTGTGGTCTGAGGCTTTCTCGTGAACTAGGAATAGTAAACGAAGAAGAGGGAGTATGTTATCGAGCAACTTTTATAGTTGACCCCGAAGGAATAATTCAACATGTATCAGTAAATGCGTTAGATACAGGCAGAAACGCAGAAGAAGTTTTACGAACACTACTAGCCTTGAAAGCTGGTGGTCTTACAGGATGTTCTTGGACACCTGGAGAAGAGTTCGTAGGATGATTTTATTCACTGCAGATTGGCATATTAAGTTAGGTCAAAAGAATGTACCTGTACCTTGGGCTTGCTCTCGGTATAAGATGTTCTTTGAACAAATTCATGACCTTGAAAAAACAGTTAATTTGCACATCATTGGTGGGGACTTATTTGATAGAGTCCCCAGCATGGATGAACTTACACTTTACTTTGACTTTATAAAGGGTGTCACAGTGCGTACCATTATATTTGATGGTAACCACGAAGCAACAAGAAAACACAAAACATTCTTTACAAATTTAAAAAAAGTGACCGAACAATTAAATCCACTAGTAGTAGTTATAGATAAAACAACTGTAGATGATTTTAGTGGTTATGCAATACTGCCATACGCAGACTTGCATAAAAAGAAAAGTATTGAAGATATAAATACAGAAGTATTATTTACTCATGTGCGTGGTGAAATACCACCGCATGTACAACCTGAAGTAGAATTATCACGCTTTGATAAATTCAAAGTTGTATTCGCAGGAGATTTACATGCACATAGTAATACACAAAGAAACATAGTATATCCTGGGAGTCCTATGACTACAAGTTTTCACAGAAAGAAAGTAGAGACAGGATACCTATTGATAAATGATGATGATGGGTTTCAATGGACATGGCATCCATTTCAGTTACCCCAACTAATTCGTCAAACAGTTACAGACCCAAGCGAAATGGTACAGACAATGTACGATCATACAATATATGAAATAGAGGGAGATGTATCTGATCTAAGTAATATCAAAAATAGTGAATTACTAGATAAAAAAGTTATAAAAAGAAAAACAGAAGCAACTCTAATACTTGGACAAGATATGACAATAGAAGAAGAATTAGGAGAGTACCTAAGTTATATATTAGAGTTAGATGAAGATAAAACAAAAAATATTTTAGGAGTGTTTAGTGATTACGCTAAAGAAGCTGGAGTGGAGTAATTGTTTTAGTTATGGGTCG